GTGATGTTCCATTTTTAAGTATTTTTCCTCTATAATCATATCCAAGATTTTTAAATACATCATTTATATGTCTAGTTTGGTATCTATATGATGGACGAACAATGTACAATTTTCTTTTTCCCATATATTAAAATTATTTTTAATTACATATTTTTTTAACATCTGTTCTACATACACTTAAAATTTCCTTTTTTGAAAATTTTTTTTCATTTCCGCTACATCTAAAATGATTTTTGCATATTTTAGGAGCATATTCTACAGATGTTAATTTATTATCTTCACAATCAAAATCACCGTTTACATATATGGGTGCATATTTTAATGATCTTAATTTATTGTTTGAACAACAAAAATATCCATAATTTAACTGTTTAGGAGATCCTCTTAGTGATGTAAAATTGTTTTCACGTATATCAAAAAAACCATCATGTATAATATTAAAATTTATATAATCAGGAAAATTATTTAATTTTTTGTTTTGAAGATTTATTGAATTAAAACTATCTATGGTCATATCATCATTTATTTTATAATCTTTTATATTATATGTCTTTAACCATTCTTTAATTAAACCTTTTATACCAATATTCATATCATGAATAGGATCTGAATTTTCAGTAAATTTCTCGTTTATATGTTCACGTATTAGTTTCATAAATTATTTAAAACAACAACATTATTTTCAGAGTTTAAGTTTTTATTTGTATATCCTCTAACTTGAACATTTAATGTTGATAATTTATTTTTAATTAAACTATCTTCATAATAAGTTCCGGATTCATTTTCAAATCCACCACGAATTAAAGGATAAATATCTTTTACAGAAACTTCGTTACCAAAAGCATCTTTAACAAATCTTTCAAGAATAATATCTCCATAATCATCAATTCCGTAATGTGTTTTATAGATTTTTAAATTTTCTTTAGATGCGTCAAACCAAATGTTAACCGAATCCACTCCATCAATATTTTCAATTAATTTTATTAAATCAGAAACAGGAATCCTGTCTCTACGTGTATTTTGTGTAAAGTATTGAGATGTTTTTGAAATAATATCTTGTCTAGCCGTATCATAACTTGTTCCTTCCCAAAGTATTAAAGAAATATTCATTGTAAATCTTGGAAATTGTAAATCAAGTATAACATTATCAACAGTTAATATTCTTTGTCCGCTTTGTTCTATTAGATCTAATATTGCAAGTTTTTCACTGTTTGACAATGTAAATATTGATGTACTACATGTATAATAATTTTCACCTGATGGTAATCTTTTATTAATATCTGGAACTAAAAATAAATAAACAGTATTATCATCCTTTTTTTGTTCTTCAATTAATCTTTGATAATAATAAAGTTGTTGCTGAGCATTATCTAATTGTGTTTTTTTAGCTGTTGCAGTAACTGAAGCAACACCATATGTTGAAACTAGTTGTCTATATTCAGTACTTACTTGTTCATATGTTGTTTTAGCTTGATTATATTTGTCTAATGCATATTGATCTTCAAATGTTGCAAAACCAGGAATAGCATCTATAATAGTAAACATATTAAGTTTTCTTAAAAAATAAATATAATTATTTTCATTTGCAAGAACAAAACTTCTTGACATTTGAGGTGCTAATAATCTTGTTAAATAAAGAGGTTCTTCAATAGCACCAAACATTATTTCATTTTTAACTATTATGTTAATATAATTATTAAGATCTATTTCTTCTCCACTTAATGTTGTTCCACTTGTTATAAATTTCCATGAATTTTCTAAATTAGCATTCATAACATTTAAATTTCCAGAATCTCCATCAGTAATAAGATATTCAACTAAAATTATTGATCCAAGTCGTGGTGCTTGACCATTATATCCATTTCCAAAGAAAACATCAATACCACCAGTTTGTCCAGTTTTAATCATTACAGACGGTTCATTGAAACCCATATCTAAAATAGAATCAACAATTGACCATTTAGCCCCGTCAACAAAAACATTAATAAAATAATTATCTATCGATGCACCTTTTTTGTTTTGAAAATTAAATGATTGAAGTGGATCTCCTGTTCCAGTAGCTTGTTGATATTCTATTGTTCCTTGCACTATATTTACATCTACATAATTGGTTGTGCTTGTTAAATCTAATCTCACCTCTTCACCCGGCAAAACTATGGAATATGTTAGTCCATTTTGATTACATGTAAGTTTTGTATAATTAGGAATTGTAACAACATTAGCGTATGCTGGACGATTTTTTCCATTATATATAAATTTCAAAGTTCCTCTTGCTGCCATTGCTCGTGAAGGATTATGCCCTGTTAATGTAGCTAATCCTTTTATGCTTTGTGGTCTAGATGCAGTTTTTATGTTTAATTCTGTAATTGAATCTTCAATATAAAAAAGTATCATACGACCATATTGCAACATTACTTGAAGCAATTGTCCCATTGGAGATGCCATAGAAAAATATTGTCCAAGTTCTCCGTATGTGTTTTTTATAAATTGTATTGCATCATAATAAAGTTCTGCAAAACGTATACGTGTATTATCAAATATTTTCATTTTATATTTTTTATTTTATTAAAATTCCTATAGCACGCTCGTCATTTATGAAAATATCTATGACAGCATAATCGTACCCTTCTGCTTTTCCAAATGAAACTTGTGGTGTAATTTTAAAATCAGCCGTTTCAGATATGTATTGATTAAATTGCATTTTAATTTTCTCTTCTAATTGCATTTTGTTTATTTTTGTTTCAAAAATTAAATCGTCAATACCTACACCAAAATTTAGATCACCTATAACTGCTCCTTGTCTAGTTCCCAATATCATTTTAACTTTAGTAATTATTGATTCTATAGAATTAGAATGCTCTAAAACTCCATATTTAAAATTTGGATCTTCGCAATTTCTAACGTATAATTCTTTTATCATATTATATTATTTTTATTTTTGCATTTTTCTCCATGAGATCTACTATAATGCCAAGGATAATAATTATTTAAACAATATAAACATTTTATTTTAGGTACTTTTTTTATGTTATTACTTATTTTTTCTTTAGATTCTTTAGTATGATGTTTTTTAAACATTCCATTTTTTTCTGCATACATTAAAGGTTTATTTTGTTTTTGTTTTTCTTTAACATCAGATCGTAACATAGCCAATTTTGTATTATGTTTTATGAGTTCTATTGTTTTTTGTGTGTGGTGTTTGTTCTTTATCCATGGTTCCTTTCCATACATTCCGTTTTTTTCTCCTTTACAATATTCATGACGTTTTTGTTTTTCTTCCTCTGACGCATTATCTTTTACATATCTTATTGATTTGCTTAAATTACTTTTATGGTTTTCTGTAAATTTTTTTCCTAAGCGAGATTTACTCATTTTTTTTATAGATTCATCTGTGTGATGTTTATTTTTCATCGGAGATTCAACTCCACACATATGAAAACCATTTTTTGTATTTGGTAAAAACCGATTATATCCATTTGGTGTTAATGTATTATATTTTAAAATATATTCTGTTTCACCATCTAACATATCTTTTATATTAATATAATCATTTCTTAATATTTTTTTTATAAAATTTTGTTTTCCATATATTTCAAAATCTTTTTTTAAATATTTACTTGATCCCCAATATAAATCATCACATATATTATCTTTATAACATAAGCGACTACCAACATATTGTTTATTTAATATAATATTGGTAATAATGTAAACATAAAAATATTTTGGGTGTTTATTCATCTACTTTTTTATTTTATATATCTACTATAAAACGAAAGGGAGACATTCTCCCTTTAATTTATTTTGGTGATCTTTTTCTTAAGTCTGCTTCCTTTTTATTTGCATATTCATGTGCTTTATCATAACTCCACTTTTTATATTTCATCAAATTTCTTTCTATGAATTCATGTTCTATTATCTCTTTAATTTCTTCGGGTTTTGATTTAAATGCATCATCTACCCAAATTTCATTTTCAGGAATGAATTTCTTATAACCAGGATAACTATCAACATAATGATGACCTCCTTCTACAAATTCTTTAAATCCAAGACCAGGTTCAGTTGATTTTACGTAACTACCATTAACTAAACAAAGTTTAACTTTATTTCCTTGTGAATCATTAACGATGCCAATTATCTTTTTATTTAATCCTATATTCTTATCATCAGATATATATGTGGCATTTTTTTCAGCCTCTTTTCTTTTATCAAAGGACTCATCAATTATATTATTGTATAAAGATTCTTTAACTCTTTTCATAAATAATTATTAATCAGTTAGTTAAACATTATAAAAAAATCCGCAGGGCTATCTGTTCTAATTTTTTCTTTAAGTTCTTTTAATTCTTCTTGTCCTTCAGCTCTAATGTCACTATAATTTATTTGAACTCCCCCTATAAGTGTATAGTTAAATGTACCTATAATTCTCGCCAATTGTATTTTTGCTTTTGCAATAATCCATTTAATAAAAACAGGATCTTCATACAAATCTTCATTAGGTACTTGATTTAATGTTGTTAACCAAAGTGATTCAACAGGATCTCTACCTAAAATAATCAATCTTTTTGTGTTAATATTGAATCCATGTTGTATATCTTTTAAATTAAATTGTTTTGCTAAATCCCAAAAACTCCATTGAATTGTACGATAAGTAATTTGATCTGAAGACAGTGGAGTTAAATAAAGATCTGCAGCCATCAATCTATCAAATGTTAAATCAGGATCATGAATACCAAAAACTCTTTGTCCTGAAGTCATTTCAAAAATGTATTTAATTGCCATAACACATTCAGGTAGTTGAAAAGTTCTTGTACTTCTCCATTCTTGTGTTCTATAATAAGATTTATCTAAAACATAATATGCATTTTGAACAGCGTCTCGATACTCGCGAAAAATCCAACGAGATTCGAGTTCTATAAGTCTTTCTATTTCTTTATCCGGAAGTGAAAAGGGTATTGAACATGAAGCTGTAATTTCTCCGTTCACATACGATATTAATTCTTGTCGCGTCATTATTTAAATTATTTTAGATATTTATTTCGATCATATAGATTTCCGTAACCTGTATCATCAGATTTTTTATTCATCTTCTTAACCCACGAATAATCCCGTATTTCTTCTATCTGGATTGCATCACTTTTCTTTGGTAACAATTGTTTTCCTACAACCAATGTACTGTTTTCATCTAATGTAAGATCTTTTCCGGGTGTTGCAAATTTTATTACACTTTCTGTTACCGGACAATTAACAACCTCTTCATTATTTACTATATATGATTTAATAACTTCATTTTGTTTATTTATACTTGCACTTTCAAGATATGAATTTATTATTTTATTTCCTTGGACAAATTTTGAATTATACACTCTTGAATTAACAATGTTGCAATCTTGAAATATACACCCTTCCATTACACCTGTAATTTCACATTTAACAAAATCTAAATTTTTCAATAAAGTTCCGCCAATTCCTGCTTTTCTTAATTGAAATCTACCATATTGTGCATCATAATTAAATTGGCCTTTTCTTAAATTTCCATTTAAAATCATTTCAAATAAAGGTTTTCTTAAAACATTCCAATATGTTTTTAAAGTTTGTGTTGATGTTTTTAAATCTACATATACTTTTAATTCAGGAAATTCTCTTAAGAAAATTTCAGGATCAATATAAGACATTTGAATTTTTCCAAAATCTTCAGTGATTCTTTTCATTTCGTTAATTTCAAATAATGAATAATTTTCTTCATTCAAACTTTGATATGATTTAATGATGAAATATTCGAGTATCTCTTTTATTTCTTTTGTCTTTTTAGGATATTCTTTTCCACCAATATAATTACATTCTAGTATACCTCTTGAATAATTTGTAAAATCTATTCCATAATATCCAGCAGATGGCATAGTTAAAATGTTATCTATATTTTTTGCAATTTCTTTTTCATTTATATAAGTTGCAACTGGTGTAAGTGATTTAATTGATAATGCATAGGGTGAATGTTTTTGTTCAGGAAATCTTGAATACACAAAATTTTCATCAAATTTTAAAACTAATCTAGTTGGGTTCATTAATGAAATAGATGAAAGTGTTTCAAGATGACGATGATTAAAAGATAAAGACATTTTTAATTTTGTGTCATGTGTAGTTTCAGCACTCTCAGATAACCATTGAGTAACACTATCAATAATAGGGAGTATAGAATAATAACTTTGAGAAGATATCGAAAATTGATAGCGAGATTTTTTTGCTTCATATTCTTTTAAAAGTATAGCATTTGAATATGTTGGAACATAGTTCTTTTCATTAGTAAGTATAATGTTCTTAGATGTGCGATTTGAAAGATCAGATACAATAAAATCTGATTCCTTTGTGCTATAAAATTCAAACACAATACCAATGTCTGAAAAATTTAGTACTTCTTGTACTGAGTAGTGTTTAGCTTTATTTATCATTATATTATTAAAGATTTATTTTATATATTCAAATAAAAAGGAGCTTCTTAGCTCCTTTAAAATTATTTTTTGTCTATACTCAAACGAAAAACTATTTTATCATCTTTGTATTGATCAAAAATTACATATATTTTATCTCCATTAATAAAATTGTTTGCCATTATTTTATTTTTTTTAAAATCTGAAATTGGGATAAGCCCATTTAAATTATCACCTACTGATACAATCACACCGAAATTCATTACTGCTGCAACACTTGATTCTAACACTTTATCTTTAGAAGAAATTATAAAATTTTGTATTTTACTTAATTTATCTTCAGGGTTTTCTTTAGTAAGTATTATTCTGTTATCTTTAGTTATTTCTGAGATATAAAAATCTATAGTATCTCCTGCCTTAACATTTCTTACATTAAATTGTGTTTTAGTTTCTATATCCATTTTTGATGTATGAAGCAATCCTGTAAATAATTCTTCAAATTCTACAAATATCCCGTATTTAGAACATCCGGTAACTAATCCTGTATATTTTTTATTTGTGTCTAATTCTTGTATTTTTATAGGTAATATATGTGAAAGATATTTTTTATGAGAAACTATAAATGAATTCATTTCTTTTAGAAAGTCTTCAATCATAACAACAATTTCTTTTCCTATATAAGATTGAAAATCTATAATTTTATTAGGAGCTGCTAATGAACCTGGCATAAATGCTTCTATACCCTGAACTTCAACAAAAAACCCCCCTTTATTTGCTGCTATTATTTTAGCTTTATATGCTTGTGTTGGATTTTCTATTTGACGCATAAATTCATCTCTTACAGATTTAAGATGTCCTTGCCACAATGATATTTTTATAGAAGGAGATGATTCAATAATATACGCGTTTAATCCTTTATTAATTAAATCTTTTATTGTATTTTTTTCTCTTAATGAATCTATAAATTCATTAACTGTATTGTAACCAAATACTTGAATAAATTTTTTCTCTCTTAATAAATCAACTGTTATTGTTAAACCACCCGATATTTCAATATCAATAAATGTGTCATTTATATTTAATATATCAGTAACAAGCACAACATCTCCTTTATTCAGATCTTTTTTTATTAAATCTGAATTCTGATTAGTATAAATATCAAAGAGTTTTTGAGCATATAACTCACGTGAAAAACATTTATTTTTTTTGGAATTGCCATTAATAGCTTTATTTGGAATTAATTTAGTACTTCCATTGTACTCATCTTCATACATAGACCAGTTGAAGTTGTCATGATTATTTGAATCCATTTTTATTTTAGTTTAAATGTTAAAAAACTTTATTTTATATCTTATATATTTTTTCAAAAAAAGCAATTTTTATATTTTAATGAAAACATACCACTCGCAAAAATCAAAAAGATATATAAAATAAAATCATTTGTTATGGATTTAAAAAATATCTATTTAACAACATCGTGGCCTGAAGTTCCGGGAATTATAAACTTTAATAATCAGGAAATTCATCGGTATTTTGATGTTATCTATAATGAGTCACAAGGCATAATTATAGTTCCAGTTAATACTACTGGAAGAGTTAAAGCTAGTTCAGGTGAATTTGTTAATATAGTAGTAGACAATCTAACTGTTAAAAATCAGTATACAAATTTATATGATAATAATACAACTGCTGATTATAATTGGTATAAAATGATTATTGATACAACAACTGTATTAAGAGATCCTTGTACAGCATCAACATTTTGGCCATTTGAAAATTATCCAGGATATAAAGTTATTGATATAAACAAACCATATTACAAAATAAGTAATGAATATCCTGTTATTCTTAATAATAATAATCTTTCACAAGTAGTTGGTATTTATTTTGATTCATCTTTAATGGGTGCAAATCCATTTCAACTTTTATTAGATCCATGTGCAGGTTTAGTTTATTTAGTAGATCCCAGTAATGCAGGTATTGCATATGTAGAATTTATAGCTGTTGCATATAATGCGTCGTGGGGTACTACATGGGAACAATATAAATATAGTATTGAAAGTGGTGCAGGAGTAAATGCATCAATAAATTATATAGTTTCTGGATATGTAAAAGAAACATCATTAGGAACAGATTTTTATTGGAGTGCAGGTTTACTTGAAGTAAGTGGTGGTACTGGTGGAGGAGTTCAGGGTACACAAGGTATTCAGGGGTTTCAAGGTTTTCAAGGAGTACAGGGTATTCAAAGTAGACAAGGAATACAGGGTCAACAAGGAACTCAAGGTATTCAAGGAACACAAGGAACATTAGGTAATCAAGGTATTCAGGGGTCTCAAGGACCTCAAGGTGCTCAAGGAACTCAGGGAAGACAAGGAACTGTAGGTACACAAGGAATTCAAGGAACACAAGGTACTCAAGGAATTCAGGGAATAACTGGATTTCAAGGAATTCAAGGTACTCAAGGAACACAGGGTACACAAGGAACACAAGGTACCCAAGGAACACAAGGTATTCAAGGTGAACAAGGTATCCAAGGCCAACAAGGAACTCAAGGAACTCAAGGTATTCAAGGTGAACAGGGTATTCAAGGATTAGTTGGTGAACAAGGTATTCAAGGTACCCAAGGAACACAAGGTATTCAAGGAGAACAAGGTATTCAAGGTGAACAAGGTGTTCAGGGTGTTCAAGGAATTCAAAGTATTCAAGGTACTCAAGGAACACAAGGTCCTGCACAAGGGCTTCAAGGAATACAAGGAGTTATGGGTACACAAGGAATTCAAGGTCCTGCTCAAGGACTTCAAGGAATTCAAGGTGAACAAGGTGTTACAGGTTTTCAAGGATTAGTTGGTGATCAAGGTATCCAAGGAACCCAAGGATCTCAAGGTATTCAAGGTGAACAAGGTGTTACAGGTTTCCAAGGATTAGTTGGTGATCAAGGTATTCAAGGAACACAAGGAACTCAAGGTATTCAAGGTGAACAGGGCATAACTGGTTCTCAAGGAACTCAAGGTATTCAAGGAACACAAGGTACACAAGGAACTCAAGGAACTCAAGGAATTCAAGGTGAACAAGGTATTCAAGGATTAATTGGTGAACAAGGTATACAAGGAACACAAGGTACTCAAGGAGCAATAGGATTAGGTACTCAAGGTACTCAAGGAACACAGGGTACTCAAGGAACACAGGGTACTCAAGGAACACAGGGTACTCAAGGAACACAAGGTATTCAAGGAACACAAGGTATCCAAGGCCAACAAGGAACTCAAGGAACTCAAGGTATTCAAGGTGAACAGGGTATTCAAGGAACACAAGGTATCCAAGGCCAACAAGGAACTCAAGGAACACAAGGTATTCAAGGTGAACAGGGTATTCAAGGAACACAAGGTATCCAAGGTCAACAGGGTATTCAAGGAACACAAGGTATTCAGGGTGAACAGGGTATAACTGGTTCTCAAGGAACACAAGGTATCCAAGGTCAACAGGGTATTCAAGGAACACAAGGTATTCAGGGTGAACAGGGCATAACTGGTTCTCAAGGTACACAAGGTATTCAGGGTGAACAGGGTATTCAAGGTACACAAGGTATTCAGGGTGAACAGGGCATAACTGGTTCTCAAGGAACACAAGGTATTCA